GGATTAAATGAGCATATCGTCAATCCGCGTTGCGCTTGAAACACATTTGAATACGATATCGCCGGCAATTCAGTATGCGTATGAGAATGTGCCTTTTACGCCTACCACTGGTGTTCCTTATGCCTTAGTTTATTTACTACCTGCCACTCCAGCGAATCCGACGATGGGTGATGGCTATTATAGAGAACAAGGCATATTTCAAGTGACGCTTATGTTCCCGTTACAGGCAGGGCCAAAGACAGCGGCGGATAGGGCAGAGAAAATCAGGGAGGCGTTTAAGAGAGGCACGACATTAACGAGTGGAACGGTCAATGTCATTATAGACCGGACGCCGGAAATAGGCGAGGGGCGCGTGGATGGCGACAGGTGGAGCGTGAGCATTAAAATCAAGTGGTTTGCAGGGATTTATACATGATCGGCATTTATTCAATTTTAAACATAACCAGTGGAAAGCGCTACATCGGGCAGGCGGTGAATATTAAAAACCGCATCAATGGCCACTTTAAGAGACTGCGGGCGGGAAAGCATCATTGCGCCCACCTCCAATCTGCATTTCAAAAATACGGCCAAGAAAGCTTTACCTATTCAGTTTTGGAAGAATGCCCCGTTGAAGCACTTATAAAGTGTGAACAATTCTGGATGGATTACTACAGGGACAGGGGTCTTTACAACACGGCACCGGCGGCGGGGTCGAATCTTGGCTTGAAGTTTGGGCCAGAGACTACCGCGAAGCACCTTGTCCACTTAATTGGACATAAGCTATCCCCGGAATCAAGGGCGAAGCTATCCGCATCAAAGAAGGGATGGAAACCATCTGACGAAACACGCGCAAAAATGTCGGCGGCAAAAAGGAATATGAGCGATGAGACAAAAGCGCGGATGTCGGCATCGCATAAGGGGGTGAAGCTATCTGAATTCCACAGAGAAAGCCTATGCAAAAGCCACGAAGGAAAGCCACACGCGGGGCATGTTTTAACAAGTAAGGATTTCGCAAATCGGAAGGGCTGCTGCCTCTCAAAAGAAGAGAAGGCAAGGCTCCTTACATACGCGACAGGCAATAAATGGAATTTGGGAAGGGTACCTTCACCTGAAACGAGGGCAAAGTTATCAGAAGCGAAAAAGCGGTATTGGGAAGCAAAAAAAACATTACAACAAATTGAAAGGATAGGGTGATTATTATGGGACAAATGGCTAGTGGGGTGGAGAAGAAAGTTGTTTTAGCACCACAGGCAACGAAAGGGACTATTCCGGTGGCAAATCTGGCAACTGCCCAGTATTTGCGGCGCGTGACAAGTTCGCTGAACGTAACAAAAGAAACCTATCAGTCCAATGAAATGCGGGCGGACAGGCAGATAGCCGACTTCAGGCATGGAGTCCAGTCGGTTGAAGGCAGCATTGCTGGCGAATTGTCGCCGGGGACGTATAAACTATTGATGGCTGCAATTCTCCGCAAGGACTTTGTGGCGGCTAAGATTGGGGGGCCGGAAAGTGATATTACGGCGGCGTCAACAAGTGGAGCTGCAGGGACGTTTACATCGGCGGCAACGGCAACATTCATAACAGATGGGCTGAAAGTCGGCGACGTAGTCCGATGGACAGGGTTCACAACAACGGGCACCGGCAACAATGCCCGTAATTTCCTAATTACTGCTTTGACGCAACTGGTTATGACCGGAATCATGCTTGACGGCAATCCGGTAGTGGCAAAGGTGGAAACGGGTGCAGTTACGGCAACTGGTGTTGGCAAAAAGACCTGGACTCCGGCGACCGCACATACCGAGAATTGGTTTGCCGTTGAGCATAATTATTCCGATGTTGACCTGTCCGAGGTGTTTTATGACCTCAAAGTAAACAGTATGGCCATAAAACTACCGGCGACTGGGCTTGCAACCGTTGACTTCGGCCTTATGGGGCTGAATTATGTCAACTATGCTTCTGCCTCGTCACCGTATTTTTCAGCGGTTATGGCTGCGGCTACCGGCGGCGTTCTGGCGGCTGTCAATGGCGCGCTGTATGTTCAGGGGACGAAGGTTGCGCTTCTGACCGGTCTGGACTTTGATGTGGCCGGAAACCTCTCCAGCGAAGCCGTGGTGGGTTCCAATGTCAAGCCGGACATCTTCGATGGCCGTGTGGCCGTAAAAGGCAACATGACCGTATTCTTTGAAGACGCGACTTTCCGCGACTACTTCTTGAATGAAACCGAAGTGTCTATTAACTGCGTGTTTACGACAGGGACGGGAGCGACCGCGGACTTTATTGCCTTTACCATGCCCCGCGTTAAGGTCGGCGGCGCGTCAAAGGACGATGGCGAAAAAGGACTGGTTCAGACCATGCCGTTTACCGCACTATTCAATACTGCGGGCGATGATGGTACGACCAACACTGTAACATCTCTGGCGACAACCCTGAGTATTCAGGATTCAAAGGCTTAATCATTAACAGGGGGCGGGGGAAAATGCATCCAAAATTAGTTAAATCAATAACGGAATATCTTCAAAGTGTTCTTGATTTTGATCCGATGATCAACCCACAAAAGATGGGACAATGTCTGTATTGCGGTGTTGCCCTTGATGAAGGTAAAAAACATCGCCCAGATTGTCATTATCTTGAAGCTGAAAAGCTTTTGAAAGAATTTAAAACGAATGAATAAAAGGAGGCAAACAAATGAAAGAACGAGTAGAAAAGACAATAGACCTTGCGGCACTGGATACCGTAAAAGGCAGTAACGCCGGTTTTGAAGTGTCCATTTACAATCCGGCAACCCACGAGGATTTAGGCTTGTTCATTAAAGTACTCGGCAAGGACTCAGACGAGTTCCAAAAAGTATCCAGGGCGCAGCAGAAAAAGCGTATTGAGCAAATGAGTAAGGGCGGGTTCAGAAACACTAACGTGCCGATTGAATCCGTCGAAGCGGATGGCATACAACTGCTGGCAACTGTAACAAAATCATGGCGGCAGGGCGAAAAGCAGACACTTACAGTAGAGGGCAAGGAACTGCCATGCACGAAGGACAATGCAGTTATACTCTATGAGCGGTTCCCGTGGATTAAAGAACAGGTAGATACGGCAGTCGGTGACCGCGCAAATTTTATCAAAACCTGATTGATTCGCTTGTCGAGTATGCCGAGCATGAGTTTAAACTTAATGCCAGGCAGAAAGACGGCGCGACATTGAGGGATCATCTTGAGAGTGTTTATAGGCAGACAGGCAACATGCCGGAGCAACTCATCCCAGTATCAATACCGGATTGCCTGTACTATTTATGGGGTTGGTTTTGTGAACTGTCTGGAGGCAGGGGATATGCGGAGGTTGGGGCACTGCCTTTGACATTCAGCGAGATCAGGGCTTGGGCGGAAGTGACAAGAACAGAACCAACGGCATGGGAAATAGAAGCGATAAAACGAATTGACCGGGCATATTTAACGGAGTCAAATAAAAAATGAGTAATGATATCGCCGCGTTATACATAAGAATTGATTCAACAGGCGCAGTCACAGCTTCTAAAGATTTAGCCTCACTGGACACGGCGGCGGCTAAAGTTGAAGGGTCAACAAAGAAAGTCGAAACTGCTACCGCATCGGCCAGTCGGAGCTTTGGACAAATGGCGACAGCGGTAAAGGCTTTGGCTGCATCCTATGCTGTCTTGAAAATGGCGCAATATGTAAAAGAGGTAACTATGTTGGCCGCTCGCTATGAAACTCTCGGTGTGGTCATGCGGATTGTCGGAAATAACGCCGGATATTCAGGCGCGCAAATGGCAGCCTTTGCCAGGGGGTTGGAAAAAACCGGAATATCTATGGTTGAAGCCCGTCAATCTCTCACGCGCATGGTTCAGGCGAATCTTGACCTTGCGCAGTCCTCCAAGCTGGCCCGCGTCGCACAGGATGCAGCGGTTATCGGCAATATCAATTCATCCGAGGCATTTCAGCGCATGGTTTACGGCATTCAGTCCGGCCAAGTGGAAATCCTGCGCACCATCGGCATCAACGTTAACTTTGAAAACAGTTATCAGAAGGTGGCAAAAGCCACAGGTCGAGTGACAACACAATTATCTGAAGCCGAAAAATCGCAGATCAGAATGAATGCTGTAATGGATGCCGGCAAGATGATTGCCGGAACCTATGAAGCAGCAATGGGGACGGCAGGCAAACAGGTGCTATCCTTACAGCGCCATATAGATAATCTCAAGGTAGCATTCGGACTTGCCTTCACGCCCGCACTGGCGGAAATTATCGAAACGATTACTGGAGCCATTACTGATCTTAACGGCGAATTGAGCGGCGACAGCAAAGATAAAATTACCGCGTGGGGAGTTAATTTCAGAATCGCACTGATTGACATCCAAGCAGAAATCCGGCGTTTGGCAATGCTTCTGGACAAATTGGGCGGAACGATGACGTCCGCTCAAATGCTCCTTTACGGCCCAGGGCGCGCGCTTGGTGTAAAAAGCTCAACGGAGAGATTCGAGCGGGCGGCGGATGCAAATATCGGATATGAAGCCCGTTATAATGCGTCTGATAAAGAACTTGAGCGGCTCATGGCAAAGAGAATCCAACTTGAGCAATCATTGACCGCCGAAGGAAAAGCGTCGGCAGAAGCGGCGCAGGATGCGACTGAAAAGAAGGTTTTGGCCGCACAACGGGCGGCAGCGGCTACGGGAAAGGAAGTTGAGGCCGACGAAAAGGCGGTCAAAGCCGCTCAAAAGTTCCGGGAAGAAGCCAATAAAATAAATGAAACACTGGGCAATGATATCAAAATGTCCGGTCTTGATGACCTTGAAAAGAAACTTTTTGAAATTCAAATCAAATATGAAAAATTGGGCAAAAACCCGCTTGTTGACAAGGGTTTGCTGGGAAAGGCACGGGGAATTGAAGAGTCTGACGCGAAAATCGAGGCATATAAAAAGATAGCGGAATCCAATAAGAAGATGCACGAGGAAATGGTGCAAGGCGAAAAACAATATACAGATATAATTCGAGAGTTACAATCCAATATAGTCGGATATTACGGAGACACGACAAAAAGTATTCTCGCCGAAGAAGAACGTAAATATCTTGAAATAAATCGACTAATGGATGCTGGCCGTATTTCTTTTGAGCAAGCGCAGGCTGCCTGGTTGCTGATTGAGCAAGAAACTACATTAAAGCTAATG